ATCCCAGCTGGAGGTCAAATTAGATTGGCTGGAGTTGCGTTGCGCCTTGGCGGAGCAGTTGCTCCGCCAAGGCCAGCATGATGCCGCCTTGGCTGTGCTGTCGGCGAAGGCGTTGCAAATCTTTTCGCACAAGGTCAGAGAACAAGGGAATATATCCGTCTGGGCCATGGTTGTCTATGCGGGGGGCTATCGCTTCAGTTTTCAAATCCATGGCGTATGGAAAGAATCCTCCTGGTGGGAGGAGCCGGATTGGGAGACTTTGCGAGTGGAAACCAACCCCGAAAGGACTTGACACATCTCGGTGCGCATGGTATAATTTAGGTGGGCGAAGGGGGTAAGACCCCGGAAGCCCGAAAAACCCTGAGAAGGAGGGACAAGCGATGACAAAGGAGAGAAGAGACTACAACCGCCTGCTTACCTACCTGCGGAAGGCCCTTGCCGGATATTACGCCTTCCGTGAGGGCACGGACGAGACCGGCGAGAACCCGGTCTACATGGTCATCTATCTTACGCCGGCCGGAAAAGCCCGCCGTATCATTGTTTACCCCGCCGAGCAGAGGGCCTATCTGGCGAAGGACGGCACCGAAGAGGTGCTGGACTACCTCGGCCAGGAGGACGAGAAGCTTGCGGAGCTCCTGCGGGAGCTCCGCAGGGGTGTGTGGGGATAGCCCCGCCACCCCTTGACAAAGTGTCAAAGGTGTGGTATAATTTAGGTGAGCCAAGGGGGAGAAGAACCCCGAGGCTAAAAAATCTGAGAAGGAGGGAAAGAAAATGAAAATGAGACTGGGAACAATCTACCTGGAGAAGCCCGAAGAGTATGCCGCCCTCGCTGCCAAAATTCGCAAGAACCCCGTGGCCTACGCCCAGAAGGTTGTCAAAGGCACCGCCCTGAATGTGCAGGATGTGCAGGGCGAGACTATCCCGGTGCCTACCCGGGAAGATGCCGAGCAGCTCCTCCGTCGCCTTGTCCGGGACGCATACAAGGGCTCCCTGGGCGACGGTATCTTCTACACCTTCGGGAAAAAGAAATTCTTCGCCGGCTGGCAGCGGGACTTCCGCAAGGCCAAGAGCGTGGCCCTTATCGCCCTCGTCGCTGTCCCCGACAGGATGCCGAGAACGGCCGAGCCCAGCGACGAGTGGGTCGCCGAGTGGCTGGATGGTTTCCACGAGTATCTCACCGCCGCCGTGGAGGCCTGGAACGCCTATCTGCAGGGGGCGGGGGAGTAACCCCGCCCCTCAAAAGCCCTGAGAAGGAGGGGATGAAAATGATAAAGAAGATTATCAGCCCGTTGTGGACGGTGGAAGGAAACCGTATAACCTTTAACGGCACTATCCCCACCAGATGGGAAGTTGACCCTTTGTATGCCCTTAGCAAGGTTTATGGTGTGGCCCCTGAGGTAATCGCCCGTATGTCTGCCCTGCGGTATGAGAAAGAGGCCTACATCATACATATTGCCGAGGGCCAGATGTGGGCAGAAAAGGTAGGAGGTGCAGAGTAATGGGTATCTACAAGGAAGGAGCGTGGCACACGAACATCGGAGAGAAGTATCTCTTCCTGCTCGTGCGGGGCGGCCGGGTTGTCCAGCCCCGCCCGCACTTCAGGTGCGTTAAAGGCTACAAGGACTGGAGACAGGCGGGTTGGTTTGAAAAGCCCGTGCCCGCCGATGCCGTAGCCTGGGCTGAAGCAGAGGCCTGGGCCGAACAGCACGACTACTGGGGCTCGGACACGAAGATATCCTTCCGCTCCTACGAGGACGCACCCGGACCGGATACCGAGGCGGTCGCCAAGCTGCTTGCGGTCTTGCAGAGTATCGGCGGCGACCTTGCCGAATGGCACCCGGAGCTGACCGCAGATGTGCCCGAGACGGCCTTCCCCGTGAGTTGGGAGACATGGAAGACCATTCTTCACGACCACATGGGCGAATTCTACTCTACCAAGGCGTCCTGGTATAGCAGTTGGTATCGCTTCTGGAGCATTCCTCTTGATACCGGAGACGCCTTGGCGAGGATACCGGAGGAGTATCGGGCGAAGCTGGAGGTTGTCGGTCAGAAGTGGCATGGTGGCAAGGTCTGGGACTGGACCCGCACAGGCTTCGTGGCATATGTCCCGAGCTGGGCTATGCCCTACATCGTTGCGAAGCAGGCCCTGCACTACGCCAGACCGGTGAAGTTTACCCGGTCTAGGCTGACTATCCGGGCCCGGGACGCCTTCAAGGTGTGGAAAAAGAAGAGCGACACGGACGCTCTTGTGCTTCGTGTATTCCACGAGGCCGCTGTCTGGTTGCCGGGACAGGACAAGCCCGTGGTCGCCCGTGTGCCCCAGCTTGGCTATCTGTCTGTGGAGCCCATCCCACGGCCAAAGAAGGAAGCTGTGGCTTACAGCGAGAGCGGAGGTGATGAGTAGAGACACACCAAATTTATGTGGTATAATTTTATCGGGCGGAGGCGGGAAACCGCTCCGCCCAGAACAAAAACAAACAGAAGGAGGGATGCAGAATGTATCTACACAAGGAGAAAAAAGTCGCCGTGATTAACTGCACGGCGCACAGGCTGGACTTTGCGGAAGTCCCCGACGGTGAGCTCCTTTCGGAGCGTCGGGTGGACTTCTCGGTGGAAGTGGACGAGCCCCTTAGCGTCCACTTCCATGACGAGGTCGTCCGCTGGGGCGATGTGCGGCTCTACCGCCGCCGCCCTGAGGGCGAGGAGGAGCTCTTGCAGAAGGTCGCCCGCTTGGTCTCCCAAGTCCCCGAAGGCTACACCGTGCTGGTCTATGTCTCACTTCCCACCGCTCAGGCCTTCGCTCAGGTCCCCGGAGAAGTTTGGGAGTATTACCTCGGCAAGCGTGCCAAAGAGGTCTTCGTGGGGGCTATTGTTTCGGCCACGGAGAGGTACATCAAGCCGCCGGTGGCACGGGCCTGGGCCATCTCGCTGGTGTGAGGGGGTGATGGCGATGGTGTGGGTGAAACTTGGAGACCGCATATACGCCCTGCCCCGGCAGGAGAAGGCACTCCGCCAAGTCCTGCCGCCGACCGAGGATACGGACAAGCTCCTCCGGTCGCTGTATCGCTTGGCTGACTATGGGCATTGGGAGGTGCAGAAAACCAAGAAGGGATGGCGTGCCGTGTCCCGGGACGGCCGCAGGGTGTATCTGTATTCGTATCTGTCCTACGCCCCGGTCGCTTCTGTCCCGCAGGACTGGAGGGGGTGATGGGCGTGAAGGTATGGCTCCGCATCTGGAAAGATGACGAGCTTATCCGGGAGGTGCCGATTGTCTACCAGCCCACATCGGGCTGGGCGGCCAAGCTGGACGGGATAACCTATACCGCCCTCACCAAGGGCCAAGCGGAAGTGCTGAAGACGATGGTCTACCTGCACCTCTGCAAGGGGCTTACCGAAGAGGGCAAGAAGGCCCTTGTGGACGCCCTGAATGCCGTGTTTGAGGGGCGGGCCCAGCACTTCGCCGCCTGGGATTGGCGAATTGGGTCTCCCGGCGGCAACAAGGGCTGGGACTGGCCGCCTGTGCCAAAGGAGGTGTGGGAGCGTGCGAGTCAGGTTAGGTGAATACGAGGTAGAATACACCCCGGAGGACGGTCGCTGGTTTGTGTCCCTGCCATCCGGGGCGGAAGCAGGCAAGGGGCTGGACGAACTGATAGCCACCTTGCTCCGAGAAATAGACTGGCTGGAAAGCCAAGGGAAGGAGGGATGAGAAATGGCGAGACAGGAGAGAGGTATCGCCCCTGCTGTGGGGCCGATGGAGAACCCGGTTGTCAGCATCATGGCTCAGGTGGATGTTGAGGAAATTGCCCGCCTGATGGCGGAAATGCAGAAGAAGCAGATGGCTATCGCAGCACTTCTGCAAGAAGGCCGAGACTATGGCCGCATCCCGGGCCGGAACACAAAGCCCGTGCTCCTCAAGCCCGGGGCAGAGAAAATCTTGATGGGCTTTGGTCTTCGGTCTGAATTTGAGATAATAGAGGCCGTCCGAGATTACGAGAATGGCTTCTTTGCGTTTACCGTCAAGTGCAAGATTTACTCCGGGGATACGCTGATAACCGAGGGGCTGGGGCATGCGAATACCAAGGAATCAAACAGGAAGAACCAGTCGCCCTACGATTTGGCTAACACCGTGCTGAAAATCGCCAAGAAGAGGGCGCTTGTGGATGCGGCTTTGATGGTGGCAGGTTTGAGCGACATCTTTACGCAGGACTTGGATGACTTCGCCGAGAACCACGAGCAGGCGGCGGCACCGAAGACGGGGGACGAGGTAATTACCAGCAGGCAGTTGAAGCGCCTGTGGGCGATAGCACACGGTGATAAGGAACTGCTATCCGCAGTCCTCCAGAAGTATGGCTACAAGCGGTTGCAGGATATCCGCAAGGTAGATTACAACGGCATTGTGGCGGAAGTGGAAGACCTTGTGGCTCAGAAGGATGGGGTTGACAAGAAGGGCGAGAAGTGATATAATTTAATCGGGTGGCACGGGGGAGACCCCGGCCGCCCGATAAACCTTGGGAAGGAGGGATGCGAGATGCTAATCAGCTTCGACGACTTCATTGACTGGAAGCACAAGAAGGGCTACGAGACTGACACTCCCCGGGAAGAGGCCTACCTTCTGGAGGAGTATATCGCCGAGAAGATGCAGGAAGTCAAGCCCTGGGACTGGCCGGAGCTGGCGAAGGAGCTTCTGTCCTTCCGGACGCCTTATGACCGTTGGTATCCCGAACACTTCTTCGTCAGTCGGGCTCTTGCCGGTGTGGTGCTGGCGATGTATGCTGTCAAACGAGCCAAATACAACGGGGCATGGTTAGGGCAAATACTCGGCGAATATGGCACCGAGCAGAGAATTGAGGCCATGGAAGAGGCTGACAAGCTCATCGGCCGGCTGCTGGACGCCATGAAGAGGCCCGAAAAGTAGCCGAGGAGGGGGAAGCCGTGAAGCCGAGGAAAGTGTCCCGCCTGTGGCAAGACAGCTGGTTTAGCAGTCTTTCCGCCGAGGTCAAGGTGCTCTACCTCTTTCTGTTGTCCTCGCCTGAGGTCCGCATGGGCGTCCACAGGATGGTGAAGACCTACGCCACGGCTTTGGCCGGCCTGACCGAGAAGAAACTCGCCGACGGGTTGGCCGAACTCGTCCGGGCAGGCGTTGCGGCATACGACCCGGAGACGGACGAAGTCCTCTTCCTGCCATGGCTGGAGCACTACGCTACGGCTTCCCCTCGCTTCCGCTCGGGGGCTATCAAGGCCATTAAAGCGGTGCGGAGTGCGAAAATCCGTGCCGCTTGGGTGAAATGGTATGCCGAGAGATACCCCGAACACGCCGAGGCTATCGCACAAGAGGTGGGTGTGGATATCGCCCAAGCCGAGACCGAAGAGGAGAATGTCCTCATCTTACAGGCACCGGAAACGCCGAAGAAGCCGGAGATAACAGCCGAGGATGTGAAGTGGGTTGTGGATACCTACAACCGCATCTGCGAGAGCCTGCCGAAGGTGCAGAAGCTGACGGACAAACGGAGGCGCCAGATAAGGTCGCTTATCAAGAAGTTACGGGAAGACCACGAAGACTGGAAAGCCGTGTGGGAAGAGGCCATGTTGAAAACCGAGGCATCGTCCTTCTTGCGGGGAGAACGGACGAAGTGGCGGGCGTCCTTTGACTGGCTCTTGAAATACGATAATCTGGTAAAGGTGCTTGAGGGTAAATACGACGACAACCGCCGGCCAAAGCGTCCGACCCGTGCTGACTATGAAAATGACCCCTACGCTGATATTTACATCTACGGGGATGAACCGGTAGAGGACGGCCTGGCCGAAGCCACAGAGTGGCTGGAAGACGAGAAGGAGGGATGACGGATGGCGAATGCATCCGAGAACTACACGATTGGCCGGTGGGGCGGGGTATTCCGCACGGAGTATCTGTCCGACCAACCCGTAGCGAAGTGTCCCCACTGCGGGCGCCCACTTCGCCCTGTCCGCCGGTGGTTTGGCAACACGCTAATATACGAAGGGCCGGAGGAATGCGACTGCGAAGGTGCCCGCAAGGAGCGGGAAAGACGGATGCAGGCATGGGAGGAGAAGATACAGCAGAGAGCCCGGAAGAGGATACGGGAGGCTTACATCCGAGACCTTATCCGGAAGTCCAGACTGGGAAAGAGATTCCGTTTGAGAACCTTTGACACCTTTGACCGCAACAGACAGCCGAAAGCCTACTCCGTCGCCCGAGCATATGCCGAGCACTTCGCCGAGCACAAGGCCAAGGGCGAAGGTCTGCTCTTCCTCGGCCCCGTGGGGACGGGGAAGACGCACCTTGCGGCGGCTATAGCGAACTACCTTCTGGACCGGGGCGTCCCGGTGATATTCGGCACCTTGGCGACGCTCTTTGAGAACCTGCGGGCGTCGCTTTACGCCGACGGGGCAACGGAGGCGGAGAGGGAAGAGGCGAGGAGAGAGCTATACGATGTGGACCTGCTCGTCCTTGATGACCTCGGCAAGGAACGCCTGACGCCGTGGGCCGTAGAGGAGCTGTATTCGCTATTGAATTACCGGTATGAAAACATGCTCCCTGTGGTGATTACCACGAACCTCAGCTTAGCCCAGCTGAGGGAGAGATACGACGCCGAGCGGACGCAGGCGGGGCAGGCCATCGTGTCCCGCATCACGGAGATGTGTAGGGTTGTAATCATCAAAGGCGATGACTACCGCCTGATGATGAGAAAGAACGGGAGGTGAGGGAAATGCCGAAGGGGTTTAGCAGGAGAGCGTTTGTTTATCGGGGCGAGGTGCGGGGGAAACAGCGCCCGAGGATTACCTTCCGGGGCGAGAAGCCGCACGCCTATACCCCGAAGGCCACGAAGGAATTTGAGGAAGGTATCAGACAGGCTTACTTGCAGAGACACCACAGGAAAGAGCCGATAGACGCCGATGTGCCGCTGAGACTGAGGGTCGTGGCGTATGTGCCGGAGAGTAAGGTGCTGTCTCGGCCCGATGTTGACAATATTCTGAAGGCAGTAATGGATGCCCTCAGCGGTGTGGCTTACGCAGATGACAAGCAGATAGTCTCCGCCACTGTGGAGAAGGTTGTCGGCAAAGAGGAGCGGTTGGAGATATCGCTCGGGGCTGCAAGCGTTGGCAGGGAGGTGTAGGCGATGGGGAAGACCAAAACGATATATTCCGACGACTATGTCCTGTTGCACCGCCGTGAGGACGGGAGCTACTTTGTGAATATGCTGCCGGGTCGGGATATATATTGGGACGCTGAAGAACTCATCAAGCAGTTGGCGTGGGAGGTCTCCTACGCTTGGCGTTGGGCCGAGACGCTGGAAACCCAGCTCCGAGAGACCGGGCTGAGTGTAAGGGGGTGAAGAAGATGGAGAAGGGTAAAACCATATACTCCGACGGGTATGTCCTCGTGGAGAAAAACGAGGACGGAACCTATCTTGTGGATACGCCTCTGCGGCGTGTGGCCTGCCGCACCGCCGAGGAGGCGCTGGAAATACTTGCCCTGGAGCTCGGCGAGCTGTGGGGCGAGAAGGATGCGGAAGAAACGACCACAAGGAGCATCTGGGATGACGACTTTATCAGCGAGTGGGAAGCGGGGTGGTGCAGGTGAGTGAGGTTGTCTACCGGGGGGAAAACTTAGAGATTATCAGGGCCGGCACCCACTACATTGTTAATTACCGGACAAAGTGGGGGTGGCGGCAGTTTACAGCTATCCCTGAAATCGTGATGCGGTGGCTGATTATGCGTGACGAGGAAGACAGCTACAGCTCCTCGTTTGCCGTATACGAGGGCAAGAGGGTGTCCGTGAGATGGGCACCGGTGGGGATATCCGTGCGAGTAGCGGGAAAAACATGGGAAAGGCTGACGGAGCTGGAGGCACTGGAAGTGCTTGCCAAGATGCTGGATTCGGGAGGTGAGGCTGATGACTAAGGGCTACGCACCCGGTGGCTGCGTGCTGCAGGTGCTGGAATACCTGCGGAACCTCGGCTGGAAGGTAGAGGTGATAGACGATAGGACCTATCTTACCCACTACTTCAACGGCCAGAAGGTATTTATCCATTGTCCGAGCACGACCGAGGACATCGCCGTCAGCCTGCACCGGGCGGCGAAAAGGATAGTGGAGCTGGGGGGTGTGCGTAATGGCTGAAAAAGTGATGCGGCTTGAACTGCCCGAGGGCTTTCAAACAATGTCGCCCGAGGAGCAGGAGAGCGTGATGGTGGATTTGTTAGCGAGGGCGATGGTGCTTGTGTGGACTGGCAAAGCTGAGAAAGTGCTCCTGCCAAAGGAATTTAATAGTTGGCAACTCCCGAGGTTGCCGGAGGAGGGGGAAGAATGATGGCGAAGCCGATACCTGTGGAGATGGTGCTTATGGCTATCGGGCTGGCCGGCTTTATCTTCGTGGTCGGCCTGCCGTGGTATCTCATCCGGCAGGCCATACGATACCCGGAAAAGCATGGCGTACTGTATGTCCGCCGGGGCGATGCTCTTATCCCTATGGCGGTGTGGAAAGTGCAGAGGCGGTTTCACCGGACGATGTGGGGTAGGTTGTGGAAGTGGCGATGATGTGGTATAATATCAGTGAGCTTTGACCGTGGGTCTGGTGGACACCCGCCAGACCGCTTTGACCCAACCCATGGGGGATGGAAACACACGGGCGCTCCCTCCTTCACAGAGGGCCTGGGTGCCTGCGGGTGCCCGGGCTGTTGTATTTGTGTTATTTGTGGTATAATGTTATCGTAGGGGGTGGAAAAGTGCCGAAGGTTAGGCTTGTCGCTTATACCCCGGAGCCCGATAGGGTCGTGGCTTACGCCGCCCGCCTGTGCTATTCCTCCAAACCGCCTGATGTGCTTTGGGAAGAGGTAGCGGACGAGGAGAAGAGGAGAAAGACCATCCGGGTGGTGGTAAGCCGGGGGCATCACTCCGTATTGGAGCATGCCGTGTTTACCTTCTTGGTTGAGGGGTGCAGCCGTGTATGCACGCATCAGCTGGTCCGCCATAGAATGGCGTCGTATTCCCACAGGTCGCACAGATACACGCCGATATCTGCGGAGGCATTTACCATTCCGCCCTCTGTGGCGGGGAACCCTGAGGCTCAGAGGCTCTACGAGGAGCACATTAGCCGGTCGGTGGAGTTATACCGCAAGTTGATGGATATGGGTATTCCCCGAGAGGACGCCCGCTTCCTTGTGCCACAGGCGGTATCGTCCCCGATATTAGTCTCCATGAACGCCAGAGAGCTGTTGCACTTCTTCGGCCTGAGGTTGTGTCTGCGGGCCCAATGGGAGATTAGACAGGTGGCGGCCCTGATGTTGAACGAGGTGCGGAGGGTCGCCCCGGTAATCTTTGAGAATGCCGGCCCAAGGTGCTGGGCTTTGGGATATTGTCCGGAGGGTGATGAAAAGTGCTTCGCCCGGATGGGAGGTGCGAAAGTTGAGGATAGAGCGTAAGAAGGTAAGTGAGCTGAAGCTGGCACCATATAACCCACGGGTTATGCCACCCGAGGAGATGGAGAAGTTGAAGAGGTCTCTTGAAACATTCGGCTATGTGGACCCAATCATTTGGAACAAGAGGACGGGCCATGTGGTGGGTGGGAACCAACGCCTACTCGCCCTGAGGGAGCTCGGTGTGGAGGAAGTGGATGTGGTCGTTGTGGACTTGCCGCTGGAGAAGGAGAAGGCCTTGAATATCGCCCTTAACAAGATATCCGGCGAGTGGGACTATCAGAAGTTAGCCGAGCTGCTGGACGAACTCGACGATACCCTGCGGGAGCTGACAGGCTGGAGCATGGAGGAGATTGAGGAGATAATCGCCACGAATATTGTTATGCCCGATGAGTGGCGGCGAAGCGACGATGAGGATGATGAGGAGGTTGAGGAAGCGGAGCTAACGCCCGAGCAGGAGGAAAACCTGAACCGGGCATGGCAGCAGTGGGCTAAGGAATTCCTTGAGGACTGGGAGAAGCTGAAACACCCGATGCTGTGGACCCGGGGGGCGATGAAGATATGGTTTCTTGGTGCATTGTATTGGGGTAAACCGCTGATAACAAACTGGCATTGGATATACCATCCGCATGTGATTGATACGGGAGGGAAAGGCAAACCTATACACGCCACCTTTGAGGCAGCCGGTAGAGGACACGCTCCGGCTATTCGGGGTTTGCGGTTTGTCACAAGTGAAGGGGCGAGGCTGAGTAGTGTATTTACATCAAGTGCCCCAATTGGTGGGGGCAGAACACCAGCGAATTACCCGGTCGAACTGGCACGGGACATATACGACGAATTCGCCCCGGGCGGCAAGGTGCTGGACCCAACCCATGGCTGGGGCGGGCGTTTGGTGGGTTTCTTGTTGTCAAAGGCCCAGTATTACACGGGCATAGATGTGTCGCCGCTTACTGCCGAGGGTGTGCGGAAGATACGGGATGACCTTCTGCCGTATGTGCCGGATAAGGAGGTTGAGTTGGTCTGTGAGGACTTTGAGAAGTATGAGGTGCGTGAGGGTTTTTACGACCTTGTCTTTACTTGCCCGCCTTACTTTGATGTTGAGAAGTATATCGGCGGCAACCAGCCGCATATCGCATACGACAACTATGCCGCATGGCGTGATGGATTTTACACGACCCTGTTTGAGAAAAGCTACCGGGCGCTGAAGCCCGGGGGTGTGCTTGCCCTGCATGTCGGTAGCCAGAGGTATCCGCTTAAAGATGATGGTATCGCAATAGCCCGACGGGTAGGGTTTAAGCTGCGTGAGGTGCGATACACCGGGCTTGTGAATATCCATGCGGGGACTTCGCCTGAGAAGGGCGAAGTGATACTTATCTGGGAGAAACCAGCGAGGTGAGGAGGGATGGCAAAGCTGAAGCTGACCGAAGAGATGATAGAAAAGGCGGCCAAGTTGATAGCTGCCGGGAATTATCACAAGACCGTGGCGCAGTATCTCGGCATACACGAGGCGACCTGGTGGAGGTGGCTACAGAAGGGCGAAACCGCAAAGTCCAAGCGGAGCATCTATCGCAAGTTATACGAGGCGGTGAAGAAGGCCGAGGCGGAGGCCCAAATCCGCAATGTGGCGATTATCCAGAAGGCGGCGCAGGAGACATGGCAGGCCGCCGCTTGGTGGCTGGAGCGCCGCTATCCGGAGCTCTGGGGCCGCAAGGACACCGTGCGGCTTGGAACAGAGGACGAGGATGGGCTGAAGCTCCGCATAGAGGTCGTGGATGCCGGCATCCCGCCGGCAGAAGAGGACGAGGGGGAGGTGAGCGATGGCGGAGGTTAGAGTGCAGGTCAACGCAAAAATCTGGCGTTTCTTGGAGACCCACCGCCACAAGGTGCTCCTCGTCTATGGCGGGGCGGGCTCGGGCAAGTCCTACACGGTCGCCCAATGGGTCATCTACCGGGCGCTCCGCCACCCCATGCATGCCCTGATAACCCGCAAGCACAACCCCTCCCTGCGGATAACCGCCTTTGCCCTCGTGCGGCAATTCCTGAGCGACTGGGGCATACCCCACGAAGTCAAAATCGCCGACCAGGAAATACACTTGCCCCGCTCGGTCCTCTTCTTCCGGGGCTTGGACGACCCGGAGAAGATAAAGTCGGCGGAATACAATCTCATCTGGATGGAGGAGGCGACGGAATTCACACGGGACGACTACCGCCAGCTCAAACTCCGCCTGCGTAGGCACAACAACGGCCGCTACCGCAATCAGCTCATCATGACCTTCAACCCGATATCCATGCACCATTGGATATACGAGGAATTCTTCGCACAGGGCGAGCAAGACGATGTTGCGGTGCTCCACACGACCTATCGGGATAATCTCCGGTGGCTCCCGCCTGATTATGTCGCCGAGCTGGAGCGCCTGAAGGAGCAGGACGAGTATTTTTACAAGGTTTATACGCTGGGCCAATTCGCCGCCCGCAAGGGCCTGATATACGACAATTGGGAAGTCATCCCGGATGAAGAGGCGGATAAGGTCTTGGCATCGGCCGAGGAGGTCTTCTACGGGCTGGACTTCGGATACAACAACCCCACGGCGTTGTTGAAGCTCGTTGAACGGGACGGCGTGATATATGTGGTGGACGAGCTCTACCGGTCTGGCCTCACCAACGCCGACCTTATCGCCCTGCTTGCCGACTTCGTGCAGCCGAAGGGTGTGATATATGCGGACGCCGCCGAGCCAGCCCGCATAGAGGAAATCGCACGGGCGGGGTATGCTATACTACCGGCTGAAAAGTCGGTAAAGGACGGGATAGACTTTGTAAAGAGACACCGGCTCAAGGTTGCCGCTCGGTGCACCAACACGATAAAGGAGCTCCGCAACTACAAGTGGAAGGAAGACCGCAACGGCCGGACCCTTGACGAGCCCGTAAAATTCATGGACCACGCCATGGATGCGCTCCGCTATGCGGTTTACACCCGAGCCAAGCGAGGCGGTGTGCTCGCCGTCCGTTTCTTATAACGGGAGGTGAAAAGTGTGGGTATCTTTGACGGAATACGGAAACTCCTCGCAGGAGGGCAAAAGGAAGCCCCGGTGCCGATGTCGCCGCTGTCGTGGCGGATGGAGGTGCCGGGCTGGACGACCCGAGACCTGCTGAGGCTGTATACCCAGAACCACTGGGTTTATGCCGTGGTCTCCAAAATCGCACAGGCCGTTTCAGCCGTGCCGTGGGCGCTCTACGCCGAGAACTCCGACGGAAGCACCGTGGAGGTCTCGGACGGGCCTATCTATGCTCTGTTGCGGCAGCCGAACAAATACATGCCGTGGCAGGAATTCGTTGAGCTGAGCCAAATCATCTTGGAGCTCACCGGCGAAGTCTTCTGGGTCCTCACGCTCAACCGGATGGGCGAGCCGGTGGAGATGTGGCCCGTGGCACCGGATAGAATGAGCGTCGTGGCTGACCCCGACGAGTTTATCGCCGGGTATGTTTACCGGTATGGGACGGAGAAGATACCCTTAGATGTGGATGAGGTGATACATGTCAAGTATCCGAACCCGTCCGACCCATACCGGGGCGTCTCGCCGATAAAGGCCGCCATGACGCTGATACAGAACGATGTCTACGCACAGGAATACACAAAGTCCTTCTTCTACAACTCGGCGATGCCAAGTGGTATCTTGAAGGCGCCCCGCAACCTGACCCCGGAGGAATTCCGCCGACTGAAAGAGCAATGGAACGCCGCCCATCAGGGCGTATCCAAGGCACACAAAATCGCCGTGCTGGAAAACGGGCTGGAGTTTCAGCCCATCTCGTATTCCCTGCGGGAGTTGCAGTTGGTGGATGTCCGTAAGCAGAACCGGGACGACATCTTGGCAACCTTCGGCGTGCACGCCTCTATCCTCGGCATCAGCGAAAATGTCAACCGGGCAAACGCCGAAGCCGCCGAATACACCTTCGCCAAACGCATCGTGGAGCCCCGTCTTGCCAAGTTGGCCGGCAAAATCAACGGCGAGCTGCTGCCGAAATTCCGTGCCGGTGTCCCCTTGCGGTTTGTCTTCCAGCACGATATTCCGGAGGACACGGACACAATCCTGCGGAAAATCGAGGCCGGCGTGAAGCTTGGCGTCATGACCGTAAACGAGGCCCGAAACCTGTTAGGCCTTGACGATATTAAGGGCGGTGATGTAGTGCTGCAGCCTATGAACCTGATACCCAGCCCGGTGAGCTACGAGGCCGACGATTCGCCCGATGTGGCGGAGATAACTGAGCCCGCAGAGGAAGAACCGCAGGAGAGCTCCGAGAACGGGAAGTCAGGTGGTATGATACCCGCCGAGGGCAAAGAGGCCGTCTCCGTGCAAAATCGGGCTCCCAAACCCTCTTCAATCCGTGCAGACCTGCGGGCGATAATCTGGAAACGCTTTGTGCGGGAGCAGAGAAAGCACGAGGAGAAGTTTAAGCGTGCCCTTCGGCCCGTGTGGCGTAAATTCCAAGCCGAGGTGGAGCGGGTAATCTCGCAGGGGCTGGGACTTGACGCCGTTGACCTCGACCCGATAGTGCTCGCATTCCAGGACGCTGCCAAGGAGCAGCTGAAAGAGACATTCGCTTACTTCGCACGGCAGGGAAAGGCCGATGCAAAGGCGATGATGGCCGCCGTGCAGAAAGTGGAGGATTGGAGCGGTGAGATGGATGACTTCGTAGATATGACCTTGCCGCACATTGTTGAATGGCTGGAAACTTACCCCTTCAAATTCGCCCAACAGGTCAGCCAAACCACGATTGAGATGCTACGGAAGGAGCTCCACGAGGCCTTCGTAAACGGCGAAGACCTGAAGCAGATTATGGAGCGGGTCGCCAATGTCTTCCGTGTGTCGGCCGAAGGATATCGGGCCGAACGCATCGCCCGCACGGAGACTATCCGTGCCGCCAACAAAGGCGCTCTGGAAGGCTACCGGCAGGCGGGCGTCCGCAAGAAGGAGTGGATTACGGCTCTGGACGAACGCACCCGGGAATGGCACGCAGAGGCCGACGGCCAAATCGTGCCGATTGACGCTCCCTTTGTGGTTGGCGGCGAGGAGCTGATGTATCCGGGCGACCCGGCGGGAAGTCCGGGCAACACAATCAACTGCCGGTGCACGGTCGCACCGGTGATAGATTAGGGGGTGAGGCGTATGGAAAAGCAGTGGCTATCCGCAAAAGCCCAACTGACCGAGAAAACTATCATCGGCGTAGCATCGGACGAGACGACGGACAGGCAGGGGGATATAATTTTAGCCACGGCATGGCAGTTAGACAACTTCCTCAAGAACCCCGTCCTGTTGTGGGCCCACGACTACAAGAGCCCGCCGGTCGGCAAGGTGCTGAGGATATGGGTTGAAAACGGCCGGCTGATGTTTGAGGTGGAATTCGCCCCAACCGAATTCGCCCAAGAGGTGCGGCAACTCTACGAGCAGGGCTTCCTCAACACCTTCAGTGTCGGCTTTCTGCCGCTGGAATACGACTATAATGAGAAAACCGGCGGATACATCTACAAAAAGGTTGAGCTCTTGGAAATCTCGGCGGTGCCCGTGCCCGCCAACCCAAACGCCGTTGTCCTGCTGCGGTCAAAGGGCTTACTGCCCGATGCCGATACTAATCCCGCACAGAAAGGAGGTGAGGAGATGGAGCCGGAGGTCAAGGGAGTTATCCCGTATCGGAAAACCCCACTCGCACCGGAGAACACGCCTTGGGACGCTGCAGCGGAGGTAAAGAAGGCCACCGTTGAGGACTTGAAGGTTATGTGTGCGTGGTATGACGACGCCAACCCCGATGTCAAGCAGGCCTACAAGTTGCCACACCACAAGGCGGATGGCAAGTATTCTTGCGTCTGGAGAGGTGTTGCGGCAGCCATGGCAGCACTCTTCGGAGCAAGGGGCGGAGTGAAGATACCGGAAAAGGACAAGAAGGGCGTGTATCAGCACCTTGCCAAACACTACGAGGACTTTGGAAAAACACCGCCCGAATGGGGCAAGGCGTGGGACGAGGTAAAGGCCGAGTTTGACTTCCTGACGGACGCTGAAATTGACGCTGTGATTAGGCTTTGGGACGACGCCGAAACCACCGAACAGACTGAACCGAACCCCGAGGATGTGGTAGAATGGCCCAAGGACGACGAGGAGACCGCCGAGACCGAGAAGACCGCCGAAAATGCCGAGCCCGTTGAGAAAGTCGGTGCCGTGCTTAGCCGCAAAAATGCCGAGAAGCTGATGGCGTTGGCTAACAAGGTAGCGGACGCCATCAGCGTGTTGGACGAGGCCGTGCAGGAGCTCGTTGACTTTGTAGAATCCGCCACCAGACGGGCCCAAGATGACGACAACACCGACGGCGAGAAGCTTTACACCGAGGAGGAAGTCCGCCAACTCGTGGAGGATGCGGTCAAGACCGCCTTGGACGCATACAGGAAAGCCTTATGGGGAGGTGAAGAGCCAGATGCTTGAGCCAAAGGAGATAATCGGGCTTGCCAAGGAGTTGGCCGAGAAAGACAGAACCGCCCTCATGGGCGAGGCCAAGAGGAAGATTAAATTTGCAGGAGGTGAAGACAATATGGAGAAGGTATTTAGCATCTCCGCCCTGCTGAAGGGCATTATCACGGGCAATGTGCCCGCCGAGATGAAGGACCTCTACGAGTCTGGCACCGGCGGCTATCTCGTCCCGCCCGAGCATGCGACCTACCTTTACGATGTCCTCACGGACGCCGTAGTTGTGAGAAAGGCCGGCGCAACCGTGCTCCCGATGAAGAGCAATACCCTCACCATACCGAAGGCAATCACAGGAGCCACCGCCTATTGGGTGTCCGAGGGCACAGCCCCGACACTCAGCGATATGACCTTCGCCCAGATTACACTCACCGCCAAGAAGGTGGCCGCAGCCACCGTTATCAGCACCGAGCTGCTTGAGGACAGCAACCCCAGCGTTGACCGTATCGTGATGGATAATCTTGCCAACACATTGGCCGTTGCGATGGATAAGGAATTCCTCCTGGGCGACGGCACCAACCTTACCGGCATTGTCAACACCGCAGGCGTCAACACGATAAACGGCAACGGCGGAGACCTCACACTGGACCACATTCTTGAGGCCAAGAAGCTGATAGAGGCCGGCACAAAGGGCAACATCAAGCCGAACGCCATCGTGATGCACCCGGCCGTGTATTACAAGCTCCTCAAAACCGCCAAGGAGACCACAGGGGCGTATCTCTGGAACTCCAATGGCCTCACCGCCGGTCTGCCGGATACCCTCTTCGGGCTCAAGGTCTTCCTGACAACCAGCATTCCGATTGACCTGACCTATTCGGACGGCTCTAACACCTATAACAATCAGTCCCTTGTCATCGTGGGCGACTTCAAGCAGGCCCTGATAGGCGAGAGACGGGGCATCACGGTCAAGGCCACCGCAGAGGGTCAGTATCTCCTCAACGGCACCGTGGCAGTTGTCGCCACCGCCCGTGTCGGCTTCGGTGTCGCCTATCCGGAGGCCTTTACCGTTATCAGCAACATCTCTGCTGTCTGACGGAACTAACGGGGCGGGATAATCTCCCGCCCCTTGACCCTTAGGGGGTGAGGAAGATGAAGGTGAGAATTATCAAACCCTACGCCGTAATGGGGCCCAATGGGATGAGGAAACCGGGTGAGGAGATAGACCTGCCCGAAGATGTGGCGAAGAGGCTGGCGAGTGAGGGTAAAGTCCGCCTGCTGGAGCCCGTGAAGGAGGCCGAGGGTGTTAAGAGACGGGCCAAGACCAAGGAGGCCATCTCCGACGAAAATCGCACCTCTGAAACCCGCATAAATACGAAGGCGAAGAAGAGCCGCAAGCGGAAGAAGAGGTGATGTGGCGTGGCCTACTTCACGAAGGCGGAGCTTGAGAAATATATCGGGCAGGAAGTATCGGCAGAGGAATATACATACGCTGAGGCATTTGCACGAGACTTTATCGAGCGATATACGGGTCAGGTCTTTGAATTCCGCTACTTCGAAGAGGTTGTCGCACCGGACGATGTGATTATTCTGCGAGGTTATCCGGTCTCCTTCGCTCGCCTGTATTCGTATCCGGAACGAAAACTTATCGACCCGGACATGTATATCGTGCACGACTGGGGAATACAACTGCGGGAAAGGCCGCCGTATCCGCTTCTGTTGGCGGCATACAATGCGGGCTGGATGCAGACCCCGCCGGAGGTAAAGGAGGTAGCGATGTGGATTGCGAAGCGTATCCTCGTCCCGCTCGATAAGCCTACCCCGACCGTGCAAAGTTTATCGGCAGGCGGGACGAGTATGACATTCCTTACGGCGGACTGGCAGGCGGGGAGACCGACCGAGGATGACTGGGTGAATAGCATACTGAACGCCTACCGGAGGCCGAACCTGCTATGAGCGTCTGGGGCGTGGCTATCAAGGGCCTTGATGCCGTGCGGAAAATCGGCGAATACCTTGAGGGCCGAGTGCACGAGAACCTAAACATCATGGGCCTGATGATAGTCCGGGAAGCCAAGAGGCGTGCCCCGGTCGGTGTGTCCGGCCTGATGCGGTCTCGTATAGTCCACGAGGTCGTCAAAGGCCGTAGTCCGCTGGATGCCACCCTGCGGGTATATGTGCCCGTGCAGACCGAACGGGGCTTCCCGTATGCGGTGGCGGTGGAATACGGCACCAAACCGCATATGCCACCGGTCTCGGCTTTGGCGTTGTGGGCGAAGAGGAAAGGCGTAAACCCATGGGCCATAGCGTATTCCATCAAAAAGTTTGGAACCAAGCCGCACCCCTTCCTGAACCCGGCAGCCGAAGAGGTCATTAAGTCGTATCACTGGAGGTGGTAGGGATGGCGATGAAGGAAGTCCGGCAGGCGATACTCAGCACGCTACAAGCCAATCTGTCTGGCGTGAAGACCTTCTGGACCGGCTACCCGGTCTGGATAGAGACCCGCCACACGCCCTTCGTGGCGGTCTATTCCCTCAACGAAACCGCCGACTGGGTGGGGCAAAGGGCGTATGCCTACCGCCTCACGCTCAGCATCGTAATCGGCATTAACGCCCAACCAGAGGTGGAAAGCCGTAATAGAGGCGTGGCCGACGAGGACTGGCTGAACGACACCGCCGAGCAGGTTGTGTCTATCCTCTTCAACCAACTGCACGAAATCCCAGACCACAACGCCCGCCTCGTAAATATCGGCGGGATAAATTATCGGCAGGGTGGAGGCAACATCCGCACTGCCGAGATAACGGTCGCATACGAGGTGCGGCCCGTATTCCTGACATAACGAAAGGAGGTAGATAGCCATGGCAATTGGCACACTCGGATGGATAGGTGTAGGCAAGGAGAGCACACCGGGCACGCCCGTATCTGCGGTCAATGTATTCCTGCCGACGGAGACATTCAGCGCCGTGCAGACGCACGAGCCCGTGGAGGTTGCCGCAAATGTGGCAAGCCTTGCCAAACTCGGATACCTTGCGGGAAAGCTCACGCCTAAGGGCAGCCTGACCGCCCCGCTGAGCGTTGACAACGCCGAACTGCTGGCGTGGGCCCTTGGTAATATCTCCACCGTGGATAACGGCGATGGCACCTACACCCACACCATCACGCCCGCTTTGACTCTGCCGACCTTTACGGTCCACGCCAACGAGGTCGTGATGAATGTGGAACAGGCGGGGGCGAAGATAAGCAAGCTCACGCTGTCCGCTGCTGCCGGAGAGGTGGCGAAAATGTCCGTGGAGTGGCTGGCTACGGCCCACACCGAGGGCGTGACTTTGTCCGAGACGCCGAGCTTCCCGACCAACTTTGTCAACTTCACCGAAGCTGTTATCACGCTGGACGGCAGCCAAAAGCTGACCGTAGAGAACATTGAACTCACCATAGAAAACAACTTGGAGAGCCTCTTCACGCTGGGGACTGCCCGCACGCCCCAGAATGTGGCGAGAGGCGATAGGCCGGCATACACCGGCAAAATCGTCCTCATAGACTGGGACGCCAGCCTGTATGCGAAGATGCTCGCCGCCGACAGTGTCTCCATCACGGTCAAACTCACCGACCCGGCCGGATACTACATCCAGATTGACCTTCCGAAGGTGCAATTCACCGGTGGCGGGTTTGAGCCGTCCATCGGCACCGGCAGAATCACAGCCGAGCCGGAATTCGCCGCCGTAGGCGAGAACCCGATTACCATCACAGTCCTCAACAACAAGGCAACGCTCTAATCGGAGGTGAGGGCTAATGCGTTTGATAACCGAGGATGACCTGAGGGAATTCACCGACCCAGACGGCGATAAGCTCATTACCCTACGGAAGGCCCGCAAAAAGGATTTGGACGACCTCGCCTCCCTGCTCCTCCAGATGGGGGTTAATGCCGATGCCAAGGACATGAAGGCGCTCAAGGGGCTAAATATCGCCGAGCTGAACCTGTTTATGCTCCGCCGTGTAGCCCGCAAGCTGATAATCGGCGGCAAGGAATACACGGGCGAAGACCTTATCAAGGCGTATCAGCAGCTGGACCCGGAAAGTGCCGCTTGGGTGGATAAGTGCATTCAGGAGGTTTGGGAGGCCCCAAACCCGTAGAGCTGGCGGTGGCGAGGAAGATGCTTATCTACGAGGTGAAGGGACTACCTACCGAGAACCTTAAACGGCGATACCCCGAAATCGCCCGACGCTTGGGCGATTACTGGTTGTGTAAGCAGTTTCACATCCTGCCGAGGTCTGGTGGCCTCGGCGACCAATGGATAGATGACTACTACTTCTTTGTTGTCTTCGCCTCGGCGGAAAGCGAGGTGATGCGGAGTGGATGAGAAAATCCTTCAGATTATCATTCAGGCCAAGGATATGGCTACCAAGACGCTGGAGAAAGTGGAGAACGCCGTCCAGCGGCAGGAGAAGGGTTGGGCTCGTCTGTCAAAGGCGATGGCCCGGGCCGGAAAGGCCGTGACTATCGCCTCCGCCACCATCGCCGGTGCCCTTGCGTCCACCCTGCCGGCGTGGGAAGAGACCCGCAAGGCCCAGATAGCCTTTGAGAACACGGTTAAGCACATGCCGCAGCTGGCGAAGATGAACATAAAGGCCTGGTATGACTGGGTAAGTGCGATGGAGATGAAGTTAGCAGTTGACGATGCCGAAATCAACAAGATGGCCTCTATGCTGGGGACATACGGCATGACGGAAGAGCAGATGAAGCAGCTCATCCCCATAATCGTGGACCTTAGCAGGAAATACGGCATTGACCTGCTGACGGCTACCCGCTATGTCGGATATGCGATACAGGGCAATACCAGCATGCTTAAGCGGTATGGCATCGCCCTTGACCTATCGGCGGCAAAAACGGAAGAGGGCATAGATGTAAACAAGGCATACGAACTTACGCTCCAACAGCTTTCTGCCGCCGTGGGCGGGTATTCCGAGGCCCTTGACAAGGAGGGCATGCTCGCCACCCAACGCTTCCAGCTGGCCCTTGGCAATCTCCGGGAAAACATCGGCCAAATTGTTTATAAGGCGATAACTCCCCTGCTGGAGAAGCTGTCCGACTTGGCCGTAAAATTCAACTCAATGAGCCCGGCCATCGCCCAAGTGGTGGCCCAATTCGGCCTCTTCGCCGCCGGCTTGGGTATGGTGGCAGGGCCGTTGATGACGGTTATCGGAAACCTGCAGCAGTTGGCAAGTGTTGCCATCGGCTTCGCAAAAGCCAACCCGTGGGCTCTTATTATCACTGCCCTAATCGCCCTTGGCACGGCACTTTACCAGACCTCGGACACCTTCCGCAACTTCGTTAATCAGATAATCGCCTACGCCCAGCAGGCGGTAAACTACATCATCGCCAACTGGCCGGCTATCTGGCAGGAGATACAGGCGGTCTTCCAGCAGGTCTGGGGCGTCTTACAAGCCGTCTTTGCCCCTGCCATGGCCTTTATCGTGCAGGAGGCCAATAAAGTCGTGGCGTGGGTGCAGGAGAATTGGCCGCTGATACGCCAGACCATTGAGACCATTATGAATGCAATCAAGGAGGTTATCTCGGCGGTCTGGTCTGTAATCTCGGTGTTGTGGCAGCAGTATGGCGATAAGATTATGGCAGCCACAAAGGCTGCATGGGACGCCGTGAAGACCGTGATAGACGCCGCCCTGACGGCTATACTCGGCGTCCTTAAGGCGGCCATGCAGGCCATCAATGGGGACTGGGCGGGCGCTTGGGAGACGCTCAAAGCCACGACCAAAGCTGTATGGGATAAGATATCCGGGCTCCTACGGGACATCTGGAACGGCCTAAAGGACGCTGTAGGCCAACTGGTGGACTACATCACCAATGCCCTTAAAAATCTCATTAAAAACGCCTACCAATGGGGAAAGAACCTTATCCTCAACTTCCTCAAGGGGCTCAGGGATACGGCCCTATCGGAGTCCGACGATTATGTTGACCCAGCGGCCCAAGCCATCGCCGACTATCTTGAAAGCCACTCCCCGCCAAAGAAAGGCCCGCTCAGCACATCGGACAAGTGGATGCCTAACCTTGTAAGGATGTGGCTCGGTCAGTTGCGTGCCTCGGTGCCGCAATTCCGCCGTGCCACCGAGGAAATCGCCCGTGCGATAGACCTCGCACGCCTGAAGGCGACACTTCCCGAGATGCGAGAAAAGGCCATGGCGTGGGCTCAACCGGTTGGGCCTGTCCCCGTGCCACTTACCATCGGTGGCTATGGTCTTCCCGGTGGCCCGGGCTATATGTATCCGACCACAGCAGATGCCGACGCTATCGCTCAGGCCGTATATCACGCCGTGGTGAAAGGGATGGAGACCGCCCAACTCAACGCCGGAGCAGGGAAACAGGAACTCGTGCTGGAGATAGACGGCCAAAGGCTCGGCCGTGTCCTCTACGACCACCTGCTCGCCGAAGCCCGCCGTAGAGGCCAGCTGGGGGTGATGACGATATGAGTATATCCATCAACGGAACGGTGCTTCCCGACCCTGTGGCTATCAAAACCCAAGATGTTGACATCGTGAGAACAAAGGAAACCGCCAGCGGCCGTGTGGTTATGGACTACATCGCCACCAAGAAGGTAGTGCAGGTGGCTTGGGGTGTCCTGACGGATACGGAAATGAGCCAGATACTTGACACCATAGCGGCCAACAAGCCCTTCTTTCAGTTGACCTTTACCGACGCTGGCGGAGACACCACGATAACCGTCTATGCGGACAGGATAGACCGAGAAATCTTATCCATCTACGGCGGCGAAATCCTGTGGAAGAGCCTCACCATTACCTTCAAGGAGCGGTGATGTGGGATGTTGCCCGTTAGCACGGACTTCCAGAACGCTATCACGGCCGACTATCGGAAGATACGAGCCAAGGTAATAGTGGATTACGAGGGCCCCTATGTTGCGAACACCTTTCAGGTATCCGCCAATGATGCCGACCCGCTCTTTGATATTAATCAGGCGGCAGACGCCGTGGATACCACCGAGATGCGGATAGCCGTGCTGGACGGCACTTGGCGTCTGGGAGACGACCACCTATACAGCCCATATGTCCAAGCCGGGTGGTGGACGCAGAAGGTGGCCGATGGGGCGGGCAACTTTGTGCCACCTTATCCTACTCTTACCATCCAGATGGTTGACCGCACGATAGACAAGCTGAGGGTGGTAGGGGATACGATAAAGGGCGAGTATCCGATAGAGTTTGCCATCCGGCTATACGACTATGGCGGCAACCTGCTGCACGAGGAGCTGATAACCGATAACAACCAAGTGGTCTGGGAAAAGGCCGTCTCGGTGGTCGGTGTCTATAAGGCTGAACTTGAACTCCATATCTGGTCCCGACCCAACACGAAGGGCAAAATCGTTGAGTTTATCTCGCCCATCTACGAGGTGTATCAGGGGGACGAGATTATCTCCTTGGAGCTGACCGAGGAGCGTGAGCTAAGGGGAACAACCCTACCCATCGGAAACATCAGCCTCAACGAGTTGCGAGTTGTCCTTGTCAACGACGGGCGGTTTAATCTGGATAACACCACGAGCATCCTGTATAACCGCCTGAAACCGAATTGTAGGGTAAGAGCTTGGATAGGCGTGGAACTGACCGACGGAACAACGGAATGGGTGCCCTTAGGTGTCTTCTGGACGGTTGACTGGAAAGTCTCCGAAAAAGACCTTACAGCGGAATTCACCGCCCGAGACAAACTCCAAAGGTTGAGCGATACGAACATCAGCCTCGGCATTCTGCAAGATACGACCCTCTACGACATCGCCGAGGCGGTCTTTCAGGACGCCGGGCTGTCCTTCCGAGAATACGCCATAGATGATGCCTTCAAGGACATAGCCATCCCTTGGGCCTACTTCCCCAGCACGAGCCACCTCAACGCCCTCAAAACTATCGCCGCAGCGGGATTAGGTGTTGTTTACGCCGACAGATATGGCATCATCCAGATGCGACGCATCGCAATGGACGAAACCGGCGACCCGGTGGCGTATATCACAGCGGACGACTACTTCAAGAAGGACACGCCGCTTCTGCTGGGCTCGGTATATACCCGCATCCGTGTCCGCACTCAACCGCTCCAACCGGCCGCCGTGCAGGAGGTGTATCGGAGCCTTGAGCCTGTGGTAGTACCCGCTGGCAGTAGCGTATCCACCACGATATTCTTCCTGCAACAGCCCGTGATAAACCCGACCGCCACATTGGAAGGGGCGACCAATACGACTATCACGGCCACCACTTGGTATTCTTGGGGTGGACGCCTGACGCTGACGAACAGCGGCACCACCGATGAGAGCGTGATAATCGTCGTGAACGGCCAGCCGCTGACGGTGCAAGGTGCCGAGCTCGTAGAAAAGGAAGACGCCAAGGCGATTACCGACTACGGGCTTATCGTTTATACGCTGCCGAACAACCCGCTGATACAGAGCCGGGATATCGCCAAACAAATTGCCGAAACCTTGCTGGCATCATACAAGGACCCGAAGAGAGCTATTGTGCTGACCTGGCGGGGCAATCCGGCGCTGGAATTGGGCGACAAGATAGATATTGACGGTCAGGCGGCCTATATCGTCCGCCAGACCTTGACATACGACGGCGGTCTAACCGTGCGGACGGAAACCCGTAATGTGTAGGAGGTGATGATATGGCAGCTCCGACCGTGAAAACCGACTGGCAATATGGCGATGTGCCCCTGCCGGACGACTTCAACCGGATAGAGCAGAATATCTGGGATATCTACCAGCATAACCTTTCTACCGACGAGGCAGCACACGCCGACGAGGCCGACCACGCTTTGAACGCCGACGAGGCCGTGAATGCAGATACTCTTGATGGTCTTCACGCCTCGGCGTTTGGCAAGCTGGGGACGGCTAACACGGATACCAATCTCTGGAAGGCATTAGCAGTGGAGGTAGATACCCGCACGGTGAATATGACCTACGACACGGACGGGCGGCTGAGCGAGATTACGGAAACCGACCCAGCCACGGGAACAACCGTGGCAACGCACACGCTAACCTACGATGCCGCTACCGGGAGGTTGTCTTCCTTGGTGACGGTTGTAGGGGCGACCCGCATAACTTACACATTCAACTACGACGCCAACGGGAGATTAGTCAGCGTGACGAAGGAGGTGAGCTAAATGGGGCTTGAGCCTGCGATACTTGCCGGCGTGCAGCAGCTCTTATCCCGCCCGACGGGCGGCGTGCCGTGGAATGAGTATGCTCCTTTGTATGCAGAGGCGGTAAAGCGAAATGCCACTATATCGACGACGGAAACGACCGCGCTGGAAGTGCAAGCAGAAGGGTATTTACACGGCCTACGCTACTTCGTGCGGACGGACGGCCGAGAGGTTTCCGCAACTATCCGGGTGTATCGGGATGGAACGGCTTTCCTGGAGCACGACATGTCGATTGAGACGGTATATGTCACGGACGGACAGGCGATATCGGGCGTCGTAGATATTGCACTTCCTTTCCTTATTGCATTTAACACTTCGATTAAGATAACGCTACAGGCCAACGCAACGGACTTTACGGCGGATGTGTCCGTTGCGATAACGGGGGTGAAAAAATGATTACGGGCGATGAAGTGCAGATAATTCTTAAGGTGTTAGATGCGGGCGTCTTTGCCGGCCTCTTCTTTTATCTCTTCATGTATATGCTGCGGACGAACAAGGAGCGGGAGGAGCGATACATCGGCCTGATACACGAGATGGCCGATAGGCTTAATCTGTTGCAAGAAATCGCCGAAGCCCTGCGGGGCCTGAGGGACGATTTTAAGCATCTATCTGATAAAATCGACCGCATCGAGCGGGAAATTTACAAGGGAGGTGAGAAAAATGCGTAGCCCGGTTATTGTGCTGGACCCCGGGCACGGGGGCGAAGACCCCGGAGCCGTCGGGGCATGCGGTGTCTATGAAAAGGACATCGCCTTGGAGATAGCGAGAGTGGCCGCCGATTGGCTCAAAGCGAACGGCTGGGAGGTATATCTCACGAGGGAAACCGATAAGCATGTCTCTCTCTACGAGCGAGCTCGTCTATCGAACGAGGAAGGGGCTGATGTATTCGTATCCATACATCTCAATGCTGCGGAAAATCCCGCAGCACGGGGCTTTGAGGTGTATCATTATCCCGGCTCACACGATGGGGCGGTGCTGGCCTCGCTCATAGCTTCCCGTCTGCGGAAGCTCAAAAACTACTACCCCGGCTTCCTCTGGCGGGGCATCAAAACCGCTGACTTCTATGTCCTCAAACACACCATCGCCCCGGCTGTCTTGGTAGAATGCGGCTTCCTGACGAACCCCGAGGAGTGCAAATGGCTGAAGCATCCCACAAACCAAGAACGCATCGGCATCTTGATAGCCGAGGCGATAGAAGACTATTTCAGACAGAAAGGAGGTGAGTAGGCATGGAGGATGCTATCCGGTTGGCACTTTTTTACCTGCTTCAGGCGGTCATTATCATTGTTGGGGCCTACCTTGTAATTCTTGGTCAGCAGGCGGCGAAATGGCTCCGCAAAAAGATAGGCGAGGAGGACTGGAACCTGTTGAAGGAGATAACCGAGGACATCGTAGAGGCAATGGAACAAAAATTCGGGCCCGGCACCGGGCCGGTGAAGAAAGAGCACGCTATGCGAATACTGACCCAGATATTCCACTTGGACGAGCAGACGGCGGACGCGCTGATAGAGGCGGTTGTGTTTGAGCTGAACTACCTTTGGGGCTTGAAGAACAAGGAGAAGGAAGAAACCGACATCAAACCCGGCGGCACCGACTGAGGCGTTTGTGGTATAATATTCTTGGCAGGGATACCATCCGCCTGATGACACCTTCAAGACCGACCACCTCCGACGGGCCCCTTCTCGGGGCCCGTTTGTAGTTTTACCCCGCCCCATCGGACATTCCGACCGCCGACCGCAAGAGAGCCCCTAATTCGCCATTGGGGGTGTAATACTACCCGTAGGTATGCCACAGGCCGTCTCCGGGCAAAGTGGCATATCTCAACCCCGCATTACATCGTGGGCGTATTCTTGCCGCAGCCGAAAACAAAACCCGCCCGTAAGGGCGGGCCTGAGAAGGAGGGATGTCCCGAGGTGGGAGGGGAAGGGGCACCTCGCTATCCCGGAGATATTATACCACACAGTTGCCATTTGGTGGGGCGGGGTGGATTTGAACCACCGAAGGCTTACGCCGGCAGATTTACAGTCTGCTGCCTTTGGCCGCTTGGCTACCGCCCCACCGGGGGATATTCTACCACGCCAAGATACCGGTATGGATACCCGTATGGATACCCGTATGCATACCCGTATATATACCCGTATCGATACGGGTATCGATACCCGTATCTGACCGCACGGAAACCCCGACCACATCGGCAAAAGCGACGCTGGGCGGTTGGCGGAAATCGGGGGCGAAATATACGGGTATATATACCCGTATCGATACCCGTATATATACCGGTATCGATACCCGTATCTGGGCGTCGGAAACGCCGACGGGACGGGCGAAAGCGACGGCGGGCGGCGGCGGAAATTTGGCCTCTGTCCCTATATATATTATCTGTCTCTACTAAGGAGAGATAAGGATATAGGGGGAGAGAAAAGAGAGGGGGTGTGGGGGAGAGAGAGGAGAGGGGGACCGCACGCACCTCAGATGGATGTCCGAGAAGGACTTGACACACTACGGGGTGGTGTGGTATAATTTAGGTGGACGGGGAGGAGAAAGGCCGACCCGCCAAAACCAAACTGAGAAGGAGGGAATGAGAATGACAAGGACAGAAGGGCTCAAGAAGATGAAACTCGGTGACCTGGTGGACGAGCTCCGCAGAAGCGGAAAGACCTTCCGGGATGTGGAGGCTTATCTCCAGACGGGCCTTGGTCTCTTCCGCATCACCGGAATGCGGAGAGACTATTGGGTGATTACGGGCGAGCGCTCCTGGTGCTGCTGCCCGGATGACACTGTGTATGTGAGGGGGGATGAATGATGCGTCTAAGCAGGCTCACGAAGAAGGAACTAATCGAGCGGGTGCAGGAACTTGCCACCCGCCTATCCCAGCTGGAGGTCAAATTAGATTGGCTGGAGTTGCGTTGCGCCTTGGCGGAGCAACTGCTCCGCCAAGGCCAGCATGATGCCGCCTTGGCTGTGCTGTCGGCGAAGGCGTTGCAAATCTTTTCGCACAAGGTCAGAGAACAAGGGAATATATCCG